TCTTCACTTCTTCAAGTAACGCCTTGCCGTACCGTTCGGCATTGTGGGAAATATAACGCGCTTTCCTGTTGTCGCGCTTGTTCTTGCCCATCAGCTTTTCGGCACGGATGAAATTCTCTTCCGTGAACATTTTTTCCATCAAGAAACCAACTCTTTTCATCTCTTCACCATGCGGAGCTTCGAGAATTAACCTACCACACCGCTTCCTCCGAGTTTCCCCGTGGCACAATTTTTGTCAAAGGGCAAGGACGCAAGCCGCTGAAACTTCTATGTAGCATCAGTTTCAAGAGATGTGGACGAGCCGAGTTGTTCCAGTTCGAGTTCCCCGCACCATTGTTCCAGTTACCGTAGAACACACCCGCGTTCGAGTTGTTGTTCGCGTTACCACCGACAAGGAGGACACCCACAGCCAACCCCGGCGAAGCATCGCCGCTTACGCCCCTTGTTTTATCGTCATATAGAGTTACAAGAAATGAAGGGGGAGAAATCCCCCTTAAACCCCCTTATGAGGGGTTTTTAAGATGAGGACGAGCCGAGGAGGCCCAGTTCGAGTACCCCGCACCAATGTTCCAGATACCGCAGAACACACCCGCGGACGAGTAG